ATTTCGGCACATCTTCCGCTCTGAGAACCCCGCCCTCCATTGCTTTACCAATGTTTTGGGCTACTCCCTTCATTTTTGATTCAAATGTTTTTGCATCTGTATTGTATGGATTGGCAGATCCTAATCTACACTTAATTGGTCCCATTATATTTTTCATTTCTTCTACATCTTTTTCAAGACTTGTCAATATACTTAATGAATTTTCAAGATCAGATATCTCTTTCTCTTGTCCTGATGTCAGTGTCGATTTCGGGTTCATCTTCTCCTGAATCCCCTGAAATGCTTGTATTTGATTCAGTACTTTTGTGTCTCCGGTAAGAAGTGCCATAAGTGCGAGTTGATTCAGTTTGTCATTGTCTATACTATTAGTGGGGGACTGTGGTTGATCTTGCTGTGTGAATGCTCCTTGTTGCTGTAGAGCGCCGTATGTGGTCTTTGTTCCATCCATTAGCGTGACTTCAAGATTTGGATCAAATTGCTCTTGACTTTGTGGCGTTTGTGGTAAAATTTGGTTATTAGTATTTGATATATTATTTTGATTCAACTTGCCATAACTATTGGATCCTTCTTGTTCTTGGTTAGTATTGCCATTATTTCTGTAATTTTGATTTTCTCCTTCATTGCTTGGATTCTCCCCGGACCCAAAAAGCCTACTAAGTAACTGCGATCCAACTAACCCACTATCAGGAGTAGGAATATTCGTTGCTTTTCCAATAATATCTTGCATAGACTTCGGAAGCGATCCAACAGGATCAATGATTCTTGAAGCTATTTTAGGTTGATTAGATGCTGCCTCAATCCATGATATTGGGTTTAGAGGGTTGATATTACCAGTTCGAATTTTACTCCCTTGTGTGCTTCCTGTTCCCCTAGCTCTATTTAATATTGGCTGCAAGGTTAAAAGCTCAGATTGCCTATCTAATGCGCCTGACAAATCTGGAAATAGTTTTTTCAATGCACTTCTCATAACATTTCCTTCAAGCTTTTGTGCAGCAGTTGCAACAGCATCACCTGGATCAGTGTCTACTATATTTTTACCAAACTTCTTATTTGCCCTTCTTAGAGTGTCAAGCGCTCTTTTTACACTGGCGCCATTCTTATATTTTTTTTCTGCTTGTTTTATAAGATTGTCAATTGCTTTACTTCTAGCCTCTCCGCCAAGCTCCTGCTTAATGCCTCTAGCTTCTGATTTCAAAGCCTTTATCAAATCATCTCCAGATATTCTTATAGTAGAACCTGCTTTTTTTGCTGTTCCCTGTATTATTTTTTCCGCTTCTTTTAGATTATTTCCAATTATTCCACCCTTACCCCTATCTTTAATTGGGCCTAGCAAGTCATCATAATTTGATCCGGCCGGTGTGTATTTTTTGATCAACTTATTTATGTCCATTCCTTTTTCTGAAACAGCCTTCTCAAACATTGATGGAGTAGCTTTTCCAATTCCCTGTGTAGCCTTATTTGAAAGGTATCCTGCTACTCCCTTTAACGCATTTGATGCTAATTTTGAACCTCCATGAAATATTCCCACACCAGCTGCACCTGATGTTATTCCTGTTATCAAGGACATGGGATCCGTCTTACCCTCTGCAAGAGTATTCATCCCACCAACAGCAGCCCCCGGAATAAGAGCTTTTGATGCAATATTCGCACCTTTACCAAATGGCACAGCCCAGCTTCCAAGCTCAAGCGCACCCCGACCTATTCCCTTTGCATATTGCTTTGGATCAAACTGATTTTCCTGTTTCCCCGCATCAAATCCAAACTGTTTCAATGCCTGATTTGCCAGATTTCTTTTTTGATTATATTCAATAAGCTGTTTTTGCTTATTTTGAGCATTTCCGGCTGTATTGTATTCGAGATAATCCTTAAGCATTCCAAGTGTATTTTTACCAGCTGATCCTGCAGCTGTTGCTTTCGGTGCTAAAAACGATGCTATTCTTGAAAGTAAATTCATACTATGTTATAAATATTTGTAATGTGGCTTTATATAATAGTTATTTGATAATAAATCTGTAAATAAGGGCGATAATTAATGTCGATCCGAGTATTGGCGCTAGAATAGACCACAACAATACAAAAATTCTCTTTGTTAGAGTATTAAATTCTGTTTCTTTCATTTTGTTTACTTGCATAATAATTTCAACTACGTTAAAATATATATGCACAATAGTTTTGATCATCTCTCTTTAAATCCCCGTTAGTAGCGGGGATTTTTTTTTAACTTTTATTTTCCCCCTGTCCAACCTGCGGTTCCATCACTCCATAAATATCGACCATCAGTGAGTCTTCCAATAACTGATTTTTGTGGCTGGGTTGATGCCATAGATCCTCCGAGCATTGAAAGTAACGATCCAATTCCGCTATCATTTGACGTTGAATATGGCTTATTTATGTCATATTGAGTACGCGCGGTATCATTTGCAAGTTGCCCTTGTTGAATCTTCAATGTCGCTTCCTTTAGTGCATTTTCAAGCTCTGCTGCCTTTGACTGCGCCTCCGATGCCTTGTCTTGTGAGAATAGGTTTAATCCAGTTGATACTGCATTATTTCCCGCCCCCGACTCAAGACTTGCGATATTTCCGAGAATTGACCGTATTGCAGCACTCTCCTGATCGGTGAGCCCTGTTATACGACTTGACAAGTCTTGAAGATCAGCTTCTCTTGATATGGCTGCGTCTTTGGCAAGTCCTGTATATTGCTTAGTTATTGGATTCAATACATTTGTCATTTCTTGCTGATATACACCTGAATCATTTGTTATTCCACGACGCGCAAGCTCATTGTTTGTGGTTGTCGTTTGACGTGTTTCTGCGACCTGCTGATTTCCTTTTATTGAGTCAATGAGATTTTTATATCGATCCTTTATTGTGCCCTCTTGTCCTTGGAGTCTTGTACGTTCATTTGCAAACATTGTCTTTTGTTCTGGGATTGAGGCTTTAAGATTAGCCACTGCGGGCTCATTTGCTTTTTTATATGATGCCATTGCGGCGTCAATATATGATTGAGGGTTTGAGGTATTTGTTGAAGAAAATGAGGAAGATGACCCGCCTGATGGATTCCAGTTTACGCCATCCCATATGAAACTTTGTCCGTTGTAGTTTCTTCTATCTCCGACCGAGGCTCCTTGTGACTTTACATCTCGTAAATCTGTTTGTAGATAGGGGTTAAATTGCGGCATGTATAAAAAAAGACACTTGTAATTACAGTGTCTTCTTTATCACGTATGCCAGCCCCATATGTCTGGTAGTTATATTATATTGTTTTTGTGCTATTACTTCAAGCTAGAAACCGAGATTGTTACGAAATAATTTGTAATGATATGTTGCAGTTCCATATAGAGTCCCTCCTGAGAAGTTTTCGAGATACAGTAAAAATATTAGGTTTCCTGTCCCACATGAGGCTGATGCGTGGAAAGTGATTGCACCTGCTCCCACATCATAATAACTATTCTGATAATATCTATTTGGATCCTGATTGCTAGTAATCTCAACTTGGTTGTATGGGCAGTACCCCAATCCATGCACAAGAGTTCCATAAACAGCACTCGTACTTCCAAATGGGACAGATCCATTAAGAGTAACACTTCCCTCTGCATAATACTTCAATGTGTTGTAATCTGAAGAATATGTGAGATCATCTGGATTTGTTGCTGTCAAAACGTCATTGCTTCCTTTTGAAACTGCGATTACTTGAGTCATTATGATAATGGAACTTCATAACATATATAACTAACTTTAATATTTTTTGATGAGCTATAATCATTTTTTATTTCAAAATACAAGCTAGTTCCGTCTGATGCAGCTGATAAGAATGCATAATCTCTAGGGAAAGGGAGCGTACCCCCAACACCAATTACGCGACTATCTCCAGTTGCAAGACTAAAGGCGTCTACCAGCGGGGAATACCCCAGCCCATGTGACAACGTGATAGTGCCCGTGCTTGTACCCGGCACAGTACCAAGAATTGTTCCACTTGACACTATTTTAAACGTATTTAGTTCTGTATCGATGATTGTATTGTTCGGGACTGTTCCCGCAGTACCTAGGACATCAATTCCTTGTTTTGAAACTCTAACAGAAGTATTCATACTCCTTGATCGTGAAATAAGTAATAATGAAAAGTTCTTGTCGATCCACTAGTATTATGAAATATAATATTTCCTGTTCCTAGATTCCAAAAAGCGCCATATGTTGAGTTTAGATCACTCCCCCCAATACTTACATATTTCCCCCCAAAATTTACAGATACCTTAGCAAGAGGAATATATCCTAAACTATGATTGATGGTTCCTTGAGAAGATGAGTTTACATTTATTGTCCCTCTTGTTTTCTCCTTAATCAATACATTATCGCTATCAGCATATACTGAATAATGATCAATCGTCCCATCGGTTAGTGCATCATACCCTGGCAAGGATACTCTCATTGTCATTCCCATATGTTATACGCTCCCAATTACTATTCTGTTTGTAGTTCCATCATGTACTAATATTCTATTATTTGCACCATCAAGTAAAACATATCCACTTGTTGATGATCCCAAGTTTAGTCCTACAATGACCGTTCCTGATGCTATTTTGTCTGCTGACATATACGCAATCTTATTATTCCCCACACTATTTCTCTCATACTGACCATCAAAGTCATAAGAGGATACTACCTTTTGATTATTGACAATTGGTGAGTTTTTCGGTTGCAGGAATATATCAAGCCCTAGATTATTCATGATTTTACATCCGTCTTAGCATCAAGGGCGCAGCCATAATAGGTATACTTTGCGTTCTTGCTGGACTCTGTAATGCGAACATATAATAGATTTGACTTGCTACCTTGTGGAAAGCGATACTCACATACTCCACGCGTACAATCTCCAAGATCACGCCACGGAAGAGTATCAACGTCTTGATATGTGTTTACGCATGCAACCTGCACTCTTGTCTGGCATCCTGGATTGAATATCCCTCTATACCAGTTCCATTTTTTTTCATATTCTGGTGATCCATAGTGATAGACAAATATCATCTCAGATGCTATTACCGATCCATTGTCAGTTGTTGCGGTTCCTGCCATCTTGTAGCATTGACCACTTGAGTCACCGAATATGAGCTGTCTTTCTTTCCCTGTGTCGGTATACGAGTGAAATGATGTAGGATTATTTGCAAATGAATAATTCAAAAACTCATTTTTTTGATAGTCATATTTTATGATTGCATTACTGATCGTTCGTCCGACAAAATCATCTGTTATGCTTCCAACTGCTAGAAGATAATCATACTTATGACACTCTCCTTGAAGAGTTGAGAAAATAGTTCCCACAATCCCTGATCCTGACGAATTGTATATTTGTCTTTGAATGGGATTAGATATTAGCTGAGGCTTTCCACCTCCCTGACCGAAAATGCCATACTGATTTGTGTAAAACCAATAATCCTCAGTGCGTGCGACAGAGTATGGGCTGGATGGCCCGTAATTTGTCGACATATCAATACGTGCGTACCCGTCCCATTTATTCATGATCCCACTATTTTTTGTGGCGATGAGCTTGTCTTGCGCTTTAAATATTTTTGACAATTTTCCTGCTCCTGGTATTTGTAGAGACGATGAGTCTGACGTGCCACTTGTATTCCAATTTGTCGCGTCGTTAGATGTTGAGTAAAAAAGAGTTGAAGAAGTTCCCGCTGCATATATTCTTCCTTGATATTCTTCAAAGAATGTGGCTACTGGTGCGAGTGTTCCATCGGTAAATGCAGTCCCATTTGTCGTGTATCTCGTTGACCCCACGCCATCTCCTATGATCATTGTGTTGTTTAGAATTGCATCTCCTACATAAGCAGACGCACCTACTGTCCCATTTCCGGTAACAGTCCACGCGCCAGTCCCCTGAAAGCTTGAGTATACAAGTGTTCCTGATTTTCTATACAGATACTGCGTTGTTCCATCATTCTTATCAAATGAGAAGAGGGAGTTTACCTGTGCATTATCAGGCGTTCCTAAAAAAGACACATATCCGCTTCTTTTTGTCTTGGCCCCATATGGAGATGAGTCCATGTTGACGCTATGGATAAGCGCTCCGTCATTCAATAGCGGATTTATGTATGTATTTATCCCTCCTAAATTGAAATATTGTTGTGCCATTATATATATTCTATTCCCGAGTCAAAACCCGATACAGCTTCATCCATATCTATCATCTGTATTCCTGTTCTGTCTCGCGGAGTAATTTCATTAATAAAGTCTGATTTAATTTTTTGAGCTTTTCCGTAGTGTCTGTCTGATGTATCGGCTTTTTCATCATTGTCATATGCACAGTACAATCCATACTCAATAAATCCTCTGGTATATCTTCTCATTGGATATGGAAGCTCATCACTCTCATCATCGAGTATTGCTTGTCCCTTTGAATATATAATTCGTGCAGTACCTCCAATGCTTGTTGGTAAGAATTGAATGAGGTTGTCTCCTTGCCATGAATGATATGGATCTGCACTAGAAAATGAGGTATTGTCATCAAACCGTGTCATATCAGTTTTTGTAGATCGAGTGTATTTTGTGCCGTCACTTGTTACTTCAATTTTTTCTGCATACATGAAGTCTGATGCGGTTATCGTTCCAAGACCTGTTGTTCCTATAGCAATAGATGTCGTGCCGAGAAGATACCCGTTATTGACTTTTACTGCTGCTGTATTCATTTCTTCGAGCCACTCATTGACCCAGTCATCAATAACGCTATCGGACTTGATATATCCTGTATCGAATAATCTTTCCTTTATCCTGCTTCTCAACTTTGCTTTGCTATAGAATGTTGGCCCACCTGGCACAAACCAGTCGGAGTCTGACGATTCATTACCCGTTGCCGAGTTTCGAAATCGTGTCATGTATGCATATGATGCTGCACCTGACGTATCATTGTATTCGGTGTATTGTGAGTCGGGAGTGATTGTAACCGTTGCTATTGCTGTTGCAGTACCTGCTGTCCCCGTTGTTGACCTTTTGAATATTATTTGATTGTAATTTACGTCATAAATAGGAGTATCTATTGCGTGATCAAATCTGAGAGCTGCTGCTGTGGTGAGCGCTGTTCCTGATGGAGTGGTGGAGGAGAGAAGTACAATCTCGGCCTGCTCTTCCCCTGTTTTACCGAGTTGAATTGCGTGCTGTGCTGTATAGTTGTTAATGTTTTTAACAGGCACAGTTGTTCCTCCCGATGATATATTGACGGATGAGTAGCTGTATTGCGCTTGTTGATCAAGATTATTTTGTACTGATATTATCATGAAAATGTTGGTCGAATGTTTTTAACTATTTGAGGAGTTATTACTTTATATTGTTCTCCATATACCCCTCCATACGAAAGATCCGCATCATTGTATGTGCTTCCTGATTCGTTGTAGGTAAATCCTTGATTATATATCTGCGAATTGGTTGCATTTACATGCACCTTCATTTTTGGTATTACGGATATATTAAGGTTTTCGATAGCTTCTATGCCAGCTGATGGGATACTTGAAAGAAGCTCGATTACATCAGGAGAAAGATATACATTCCGAATAGCTTCAATAGTGGGGGATGGATTTGACAGCGTAACGGTAAGTGGATTTGCCTCAATGAGCTTTGGTATTGATACTTGTGACGAGGGAAGAGATATAACAAGGGATAATGCATTAGGAGATAGAGATACATTGCTCGTTGTCGAAATGTCTGCTATAGGTTGTGTAAGGAGAAGATTAAGCACATTTGCTTGAAATGATACTGCGTACACAACGTCTGAATCAGGAAGACTGAGTGTCATATCAACTGACTCAGCAAGTATTGTTATATTACATATCCCTAGATAGGGATACCCTACTTCATTATATGATAAACCTACTTCATTGTAGGCTGTGCAATTATCTTCTATAGACTTGAATCCTTGATAGGAAGAATACTGCTCGTTGTATGTAAATCCTGACTGATTATAGGAGATATTAGCCATTACGTCATCCTAAATTGATAATTCCCTCCGTATTCCATTGAATGGTGAAATTACCACTTGAAGATGTTTGGTCAGATCCAAAATCTAAATAGGCGATAAGAGGGCTTGTTGATCCCACGCCAGTATCTTGATACAGGACTGCACCTCGTGCGGTAAGACTTGATGTTCCCCATGTCACATCGTCTGCATCATACACTGCCTCATCATCTGTATTGTCTTGAGTCACCGTTCCGTTTGCAAGTGTTGCTCCACCTGTTGTGTATCCAGTTCCTGACACTTCATTTGTTACATCGTCTTTAAAATCATGAGTGTCTTGATCTGGTGTGTATGTCGACGTGACAAGCATTATTTTTACTGAGCTTGTGCCAAAGTTTATGCCCGCGTTCAACAATTGTTTTTTGAAACTGTTGTATATTACATCAGCCATTTTTATTCTTTGAAATTGATATTTTTATTGGTTTAGTTTTTATTTTTACGTTCATTTATCTTCCTCCTGATGCTATACAGCCGAGATCAGCAGTATTTGTAATTGTTAAGCCATTTTTAGTTCTAACGTCAATCACGTATGAAGCTTGTGGATCATCTGCAGTATTTGTTCCGAGAACGATTGTTCCGACTACCGTTCCTGATGTGCCGGCACTATCATAGATTATGAATTGACCAGATGCTTTTCGATGTGTAACGGTAATTGAGTGAAGGTAGTACGACTCTTTAGATATCGTAGTCGTACCTGCAACGGTTCCTATTCTTGAATAGTCAAATACTGTTGGAGTGTTTATAAGTAATGCCATAGGGTAAAAAAAAGACACTGATAATAGTTTCAGTGCCTTCTTGAACACAATATGGCAGTCCCATATACTGCAGTTACATTATATATTTTTTATACTTCTTCTTCAAGGCGTGAAAGGAAGGGAATCCATTTCTCTTTGAACACAACGTCGGTATCATAGTTCTTGACTACATGCTCTCTTGCAGCTTTTCCCATTTTTACGCGATCTGATTTATATATTCTCATCATACAGTCATATAGTGACTTTACGTCAGGTGTCGCGACATACGATCCGATCTGATCATATCTTTTGTATCCAATTTCACAAATTTCTCCAGTTATATGGTTTTTTACCAGTTCAGGCATTGCAGTAAAGTTATTGACCACCACCGGCACTCCGCATGATTGCGCCTCAATAATAGGAACTCCGAATCCCTCATTTGTGGAGGGGCAGAGGAGCATGTCAAACGTGTTGTATACATTCGACATCTGTTCTTTTCCATATTTAAAGTTCATGAGGTATTCATTTGGAAATATTACCTTGTTTTTTATACCAATAAACTCAGCAAATTGTTTGATTGGGAAACCTCCGGGAAAATCGGGGAATGTATGAATGTAGAGCATTGCATTTGGTACTTTTTCAAGAAACATCTTAAAAGCCTCCATTGCCTCCTGAAATGACTTGCGAGGAGGATTGTCTTTGTTTGCCGAAACCATTCCACAAAGGAATACATCCTCTGGAAGACCTGCCTCAACTTTTCTTCTTTTCTTTTCTTGTGGAGCGTAAGCTTTAGTATCTACCGTATGGGGGATATATGTACTATGTAGACCATTGCGCTTTAGTTCTTCATGTCCAAACTTTGAGTATGTTACGATTCGATATGCCATTTTCAATCGATCAATGATCTGTTTTGGTACAGGTTCATGGTCAATAGGTACAATAGGTATCCATTTGTCAACTTTCTTCAAATCATTTGGATGAAGTATCCATATGTCTTGAAGCGTGAATACTATATCTGCCTTGAAATCCTTAGCATGATGCACTATCGCATCAGACCCATATACGTGATTGATTTTTGGATAATATACGACGTCATTAATATTAAGTATCCCACCTTCAAGACCGTAGAATGCTGATACTGCGAGTTGGTAGCCCTTTCCTCTAATGCGTGGTACAAGATCATTCATCTGTTGACCGTATCCTGAGATTGACCAGGGGGCATTGCTGTTTATAAATAAACGAAGAGTTTTTTCTTTCTTTTTAGACATACAAATATAATTGAACTTATATATGTATGCCCTTCTTAATTTCGGCAAACGTGGTCAGCCCTATTGTCTGACTAATTGTATTGTTATTTCTTATCCGACACTAAATAATCCAGTCTTTTTGTCACTTCATCTGAAAATCTAGTCTTGTAATTCATTTTCTCAGCACCTTCTCCTCCAGCCCAATGAATGACTCTTAATTGCCACTCTCTTGAAAATGCGCTCTTACTTTCCGTATCAGGTGGGATTATTATATTATCACCCTTCATCTCAGCACGAAGCCACTCTCCTTTGCTTATAAGTCCATGCCATGAATAGTAGTTTGCAATACCATCTCCATGATCAAAACACCTGACATTATAATTGCCATAGTAACAAAGGATGTTAAGCAAGTCCTGCTCTCTCATCTGCAACCTATCAAACTGGGGGGAAAAGCAGACCACAGCCCAGTGATGAACAAACTTCTCACTTCGCATGGCGACTAGTCCGCAATTGAAGTATTCAACCGGAGATATTCCCCATCCTTGAACGAGTCCGTACGTCTGTGGATCGATCCTATTCCAATTGAGGACAGTGCCAACGTCATAATCTTTCGTTTTTAGTATATAGTCAAGATCCCCTGTAATAATTTGATCAGCATCGAGCTTCAAGACTAGATCATATTCTTTTATGAGTTTTTCTCCGATCACGGGCGTTGCACGATAAAAGAAGTTAGGGTCATTTGCAAGCTCAGCTTTCAGATCTTCACCTGTTATGATCTTGAGTGGCAATTCTTTTGCTGTATGAAATTTACGAAGAGAATTTTCAAGCATCTTTGCATACTTCATGTTCTTTTCGTCTGCGATTGTGAATGCGATTACTGGTTTTTTCATTTCTTCTTTTCTTCAACTTTTTCAAACTCAATGATATTTGCTATGTTTGCAAAGGGAATGAAGAAGCGAATTTGCTGCTTTGGGTAATTTGTCCATACTCCAGATGTTTCAAATGTTACATTCACTTTTTCTTCAACTGTATCTCTTTGTCCTTCAACTGGGTATTTGAACACGATTTTGTACTGTTTCATGATATGTATTTAATAAGTGCTAATAATGAATCAAAAATAATATATGCTAATAATGCTCCACAAGCAAAAAATCCAAGCAGTATAAGATACTCTAATATTTTCATTTTCTTTTTGCGACAAATGTACTAGCTTCTGTAGCATTCATCCATTTAAACTCATAACCATAGTCGATAAAGCATGTTGCAAACTGTTGAGGATTTACACCACTCCATGTATGAAACTCGCCTAATATTAAATCGATTTTATCCTTCACTTTCACAAATCCATCGGACACAATCAGATCATACTCAGATCCTTCAATGTCCATCTTCAAAATGTCGATGTGTTTTATTTTCAGATCCTTCATCATTTGATCAAGAGTCTTCGTCTCAACCTCTTCATATTCGTTCTTGTTGTTTACTTCTCCGCGAAGTGAATACATGGTGGTATTGTCGTTATGATAAAACTTTGTTTTTCCGTTTTTTGAGGATACTGCATAGGGATAAATCTCGGCATTCATATCGTTTTGTGCGTGCATAGTCTTGAGTGTTTTGATGTGGTCTTTTGAAGGCTCAACTGCAATGAGTCGTTTTGCGTAGTCTTTGAAGTAGAAGTTTGTTATGCCGATATTGCTCCCAAGATCAACTATAGTAAGATCTTTTCTTCCACGAGTATATTGATCGTATATCCTATCGAGGTATACCTCTTTTAAAATGTGAGGTAGATATGAGTTTTTGAAGTCTTGAAAATAAAATGCTTGTAGTTTTGACACTTATTTCATAGGTCGTTCTGCATGAGTATTATACCACAAAAAATACCCGCATCGCTACGGGTATTTTGACTAAAAATAACAATACTTTTAGATTTTTGCTTGGAGTCCTTGACTTGATAGGTCTTTGGATGGCTTGTACCATACAACGAAACTATCAGCTGCGGCGACTCCACCTGCTACTTCAATGCGGATTGCATTTTGTGCAAGATCAACATGAGAAGCGGCATTGTGCTGCTTTTCCGTGTCTGCATCGATCCATGCGACTGCCTTTACATCGGTTGTTCCACCGAGTTTATCGGGGAGTCCAAATATGGGGCCTGTTGAGGATGTGCCAATCTGAAATCCAAGTGCTACCGTTCCGACTGCTGTACCACCAAGTCCATCTGGAGTGAATGTACCACCAGAGAACGTTGCAAATACTTTCGTACCTGCTGTGGTACCACCACCCGCTGCGCTACCAATGCTGATAGTCTCAGATACAGGGGCTCCAAATTGATCTTTTCCACTGACAACCGCTGTTCCTCCCATTCCGCCTGCAACACCGGTCACAGAAAGAAGGAGGTTACGCGGGTATGTCGTTCGCGTATTGACTGCTACGATTGCAGCTTCTGATGCTGTCTCTACCGTTCCAAAGAAGGAAGGAGATACTGATGGATGAAGTATGACGTATTGTCTATACATATCCATCTCATCAGGGGATACTTTGTATCCAGCTTGCAATGCAGGTTCATGTGTTTTAAGTCCTGACATATGTAATTTTTGAATGTTTATAACAAAATAGGTCTGCGTAGCTTTGTGTTGCCATTTAGCCTATTGACCGTATCTGCGACACGGATTTTGGATAAAATCTTTTCGCCTATCATTCGCTTGTAGAGGCTATCTCCGAGATAGTCCTTTATTTTCTTAGTGCCGCGGTTAAGGCGGTAGCAAGCATATGCTGATACCGCCTCAATGCGTTCACCTAGAGCTTCCTCAATGGCCAGTCCCGATGTTTTATGAAATGTATCTGCTTCCTTTATCGTTTCTTCAATTACTGCCTTATTTCGTGCAGGATTGAATGACGAGTCTGGATTTGCAACGATATATTTATAATCTCTTGGATCTAGTTCATTGGTTTCCATAGGTTATTTTGTCCTTCTAAAGAGTCTTCCGTTTGCAGCTGGTGCTTTACAGAAGAGATTGGTGTACCATGTGAACACCTTTTGGAAGGTGATATAGTCACTTCTTCGTGGCATACCGTCTTCAATGAAGCTCATGTCTGCAACTTGCGCGACAGTCCATGTGTCAAGATTAAGAAGCACAGCTTCTCCGTCTCGCACTTCATAATCAAGATATACTCCGACTGATCCTTGACCAGCTTCGTATTCAAGACCTGACCAACCAGATACGAGTTCTGTCTTGTTGACTGTGCGACGCATCGCTTGCAGAAGATTACCATATTTGGTGTAAATACTCTTATTCATGAACCATGCATATCGATCGCCCTCTTCGGCGTATTCGATTGCGTCCATATAGACTGAGTCCATATCTGCAATGGCAAGAGCTGCATTTGCTGCTGTTCCCATTGTTTGTGGAGCCCAGACATCAAGAGTTCGTGCGAGACCTGCATATGAGCTTGTGCCACTTGCAAGTGCCGCTGCGTATCCTTGAATTTCGTTGTTTGCTCCTTCCTCATCGCCATCGACGATGTAGACTGAGTCATTTGCAACGATTGCTGGTGCGCCAGTTACAACAATTGTTCCAGTCGAGTTTCCTCGATTGTATGCAATTGATGAAATGGTTCCAACGTCAGCTGCCGCGGTTCCGATACCGATTGCCATTCCTGGAGTTCCAACCGACAAATACTTTGTTGGTTTTATATCTCCATTGATGGTTCCGTACCAGTTTTCTGATCGTCCATCGTCAAGATTTGAATCAGGATATTGAACGGTTAAAGTTCCAGCTCCGACTGAGCCTGCAACTTGCGCGACAATTCCAATACCGTCTGATGCATATTGTCGATTTACAGATTTAACGAAGTCATTTTTAATTGCCTTCATCTGAAATGACATAGCACTTTCAACTGCGCCTTTTCTATTCTCAGATGCTTTTTTAAGAACATCATTAATATCAAAAGTAGCAGTGAGGTATTTAGGTGAGACCGTACCACGAGTTGTTGCAGATGCACCAGTTCGAAGTTTGTTGTTTGCTCCGCCCAAGTTTGCAACACCAGTGTGTCGGTTTGATCGGATAGGTACAATGAACTCATCGTTCATATATTCCACACCGTCATTGGTTTTTATAACTTGCATCAGTTTTGCCTGCTTTGGTACATTGTCCTGAATATAGGGCTGTACTACTTCTTTCAAAGCTGCATCAAAATCTGATAAAGAAAAAGATGTCGTTGACATGAAATTTTATTTAATTGTTAATTTTTTGAGCCTAATCGCTCTGATAGTAAATCCATAACATTGTCATCGGTCACTTTGACAGGTTTTGGCTCTTTCTTTCCTTCCGGCTTATCAATAGTTCTCAAGGATGGATTTTTCTTTCCAGCCACTTGCTGATCTTTCCATGACTTGAGCTGAGGTTCGTACATATCCTCATATGCCTTTATAGGATCCTCAATTCCATATGCTTGCATGTATGCAAGAACAGCCTTCTTGTTAAATGGTGGCCTTCCATCCTCGCCCGTTATCTCACTTTCGTACTTGTCAGCATCCCCAAGGATCTTATCAACAGCTTTTTGTTCTGCTGTGTATTGCTGAAAATACTTTGGTAAGTCATCCTTTTTGATATACCCTGATTTCTCAAGGTCTTCATTGAAGATGATTCCGAGCTTTCGAGCTGCTTCACGTGCTTTACTTGTGTCCACCTGTGTTTCTGTGCCTGCGTCTTTCTTTTCAGAGAATTTTGCAAGCTGTTCACGAGCTTCTGCAAGTTCAGACTGTGTCGCTTTATGCTCCTGCGTCAGACGACCATAATCTGGCCAAACCTTATCGAGAGAGGTATTCCATTTCTGCTCATACTCACGTGTCTTCTTTCCAAGACCGACAAGTTCTTGAGCTTCATCTGATGAATACTCCTCACCGTTTATAACAATATTCGAAGGGGCTTCTATCGGTGCCGCTTCTGTACCTTGATCTGGGTTATCCATAATCGTATTAGTTACCAGTCGTGCTTATATACACGCTGTGTAATTGATAATGTATACCCAACAAAAAAAGGCCTGGATACCCAATTTGTGTTGGATGTCCAAGCCTTCTATTGTTCGCTTGATCTGGCGGTCATTTTTACCGCTACTTATATTATCTATTTTTTATCTATTTTTGTCAAACCGTCCCCATTGACTGAGCTGCTGACCCTGCATCTATTGCAATTCCTGCTTGACCCGCCGCCTGCACTTTTCCTTCTGGAGGGAGATCCTTGTATGATATTGACACTTTATTCTTCTCTTGCGGCTTCTCTTTATTAACCATGCCAAGATCACGCATTGCCTCTGCGACTCCAAGCTTTGTCGTTTCGACCATCTTCTGATCTGCCTCTTGACCGGCTGCTCCTAGATCTTTCATTGTCTCTGCCACGGCCAATTTTATCTTATCGATTACCTGTTCATCGAGTTCCTGAGTTGTAAGCCCCTCATCAAGTAGCTCCATAAATTCCTGAGTATTTCCGTATCCGAATGTTTCTAGGAATTTCTTTATTACCATATGAAGTGCCTCTTGTGGGATCTTTCCAAGCTCTGCAAATTGAGCCATGAATGTGATGATCTGTTGCATCGCTTCGCGCTTTCCTTGCATCGTCAGACCGAGTCCAGGCTCTATTTCAATACGAACCTTTGCTGACTTATCGATAACAACAACATCATGAGGTAATTTCTTTTCGACCTGTTGTGATAGTTCATATCCTCTTTGTCCGATGATATCAAAGTAGTCAGGCTCACCGTCATTCATGTACTCAACCTCAACGGGTTCAAGGAAGTCTTTATCAGCACGCTCAAGCATGAGATTTGCTACATCTCTTATAGTCTTTTTCAGCATCTTTGTTGCTATTTTTAGGTTTGCGTATTCCGTTGCCTTCAATGATTCAATTGCTACTCCTGATTTGACACCAGATGGAAGCTGATTAAGTGCGGATGTTGATGATCCTTGCTCTTCAATATATTTATCAAGGAGTTCAACCATGTTGAATGGTGTATTCCCGACGCTTGCATTTGCCATTTGCCGAAGTGGAATAGTTTCGTATTCGATCATCTGTCCCCCTGGAATATTTGAAACCTTATAGTTTTCATTTTTCTGTTTCTGATACACACCGACAACCATTGTATTTATCCACTTCTCAAGTCTTGTTACAATCACATCAAGAGACTTGTTTTGAGGGATGAAGTTTTCGATGAATGGTTTTTGATAAAGGTATCCTGGCTCGAATCGAAACTCTGCAAATGGATAGTTATCGTAGTTTATATATTCATCAAGAAGTGTAACGCCACCTGCCGAAAACACATGACGCATAATGTCATCTCCCTTTGATTTTCCTTCCATCGCTCCAGTATCAGACCCCTTTTTGACAGCGTCTTTCCAGTTTGCTTCTGTCAGTTTTTCTTCGAGGAAGGTTTCTTTCTCCATGATAGTACCCTCCTTTTCCGTATTAGTCTTTGATCCATAGCGTGATACCATATATGCCTGTTTTACCTCAGATGTCGCATATCTATTGTCTGGTTGTAGTCTTTCGGTATTGGCGTTCTTATAAGCTTCATCAGCCATAATGTTATGAATGACGCGACTTCGTGTCTTTGTAATAAATGGACAGTGCTTTAGCTCTTCCTTATCACCATAAAGAATGATATCGAATGCATCATATACCTCTGTATGTATCTCCTGTTTATCGGTATCGCTCCATACTTGCAGATATGATATTGAGTTTTTAGCAGCCTTTAGCATCATGTTTATGAGCTTGATGTCAAAGTCTTGATTATCTTCCCACTCTGTGGTAAGCCATGTTCCTTGCTTTCTTGCAATGATTTTAGATTTTTCGACTTCCTGCATATATACTTGCATGTCTACTTGACCCTGTGCATCTGTGTAGTCTGCAGTTGTTACACGCGCAGGATATACAACGGGGTAGGGTTCTGCTGCAAAGAGCAGGTTTGATACTCCTCGTATCTGACGACTTGCGCGGGGGATTGCACGTTCTACATAGTTTCCAGTTCCTCCTACATGATCAATGGTTTTCCCAGTTTTTTTAGATATAACTTTAAAGTGGAAACCATCATCGAAATAGTTATTCTCAAACCATCTTCGTTCATGCGATCTTCTCTGTCCTATTGCTTTTCCAATAAGATCATCGAGCGTCGCACCGATTGTTGCAGATTTGACGAAGCTTAGTTCTCTTGTTAGCTTAAAATCTTTCAGGTTCATGAATTTTCTTTAATAAATTTAGTAAATGTCTCATCATCTGCCTGATCGAGTGGTATTTCGTCAGACTCTTTAAATGGGATATCTTTTTTATTTTCAGTCGTCTTCATTGAGAGATACTCATTGGTATTTTTAGCAATGAGCGCTTGCATATAATGATCTTGTTGCTTATGCGATTCTCTTGCAAAAAGGTATCGCTCTACAATGAGTCCGATAATGATTACTCCAAGTATTATTTCTATCATAGGTATATTTTTTTGAATGTTTTATAAGGGTTGGGAATGTAAAAATACTCCATTGCATAAGGTAGGGGATCGGTACTCTCTATGCAGGAATGATTCTTTTTGAATATTTCAATTGTTATGGAAACGCCCAAGTGATCGTATTCAATCTTATTTTTCGACGTATCAATTGCATCTGCGACAAGGCTCACAATGTCCATACCGCTTGACATCCAGTCGGTGTAGCGTACTCCAAGATATATCCCATCTCCTGATAGGTCTCCGCCTTTCATTATCGATTCTGCGGTGTCTTTTATAACAAAGTAGGGGATAGCTCCACGAGATAGCACGTCATCTATGTAGTACAGTGCGTCCAGTAATTGTTGATGACTAAACGATTTCGACTTGATCCCAGTCGTTTTGGTCTCTGTTCCTTTTGATTTCATTCAAGTGTTTTGCAACAACTGATAATTTTTCATCTTGTCTATCTGATGCTATTGGTCGTGACATAAAATAATATCTATCACGATCATATGCATGATCCTCAGCGTCTGTATCTACATCCTCAACTCTTGTCTTGCTGTAGACAAGAGCTGGTATTGTTCGTATCGTGTCGTAACACGTACTAAATACTCTGTACTCTGGCACTCCGTTTTTTATTGCGAGCGCTTCTTGATATCGATTGAGCCCATTCATACGGTCATTGTCTGCCCGAATCATTCTCAAGCCTTCATCTATCATGATTTCAGCGTATGACTCTCCTTCTGGTTTTTTGCTATCCTCTCCGAGCAAAATCTTATTCCACATGGATGGATCTGCGACCATATACTCATAGTCCTCGCCCGCCTTCTTTGTCATGTCTATAACAAGTCTTGCGAGTCTTCTTGCAGTCAGTGGCTGATGATACCGTGACTCAAACTCAATCTTATTCATATAAAGTTCTCTATATAGATAAGACTGACCATCATAATTTTGTGCGTACCAACCGATAGCAAAAGGCTTATTCGATCCCCAGTCCATTGCGAGATATCGCCTCCATTCCGGTGGTATTGGAAATGGCTTTACAACATGGATATTTCTGTTCCATTCTGCAAATACTTGCCCCTCAAACACATCCCACGATCCATCTCTCCAAGCCTTACGCTTTGCCTCTGGCATTGAGTCAAGCTGTTTCATGTACTCTGCTGTTGTGTAGGGGTTATCTTCTGGAAGTGATCTTATGAAAAAAAATCTATCTTGTTCCGGGTCAGGACTTCGCGGATCAGGCTCTATCCAGTATTTACGTACCCATGCGTGCCCGATTTGTCCAGGATTGGTGACTCCTACAAACTTCGGGTCATCAATCATTACCTTCTCTTCTCCGATCTTCTTTTCGTTTTTATATATACCTCTCGTACCTGTGTATCTGAGTCTGAATCTCAAGTCCTCAAATGTCTCAACTGGGTTTTTGGTCAGCTCTTCAACAAGAATTGCCGCAAACTCAGCCGATGCATATTTGGATGGATCATCAAGATTGCGGAGAAGTATACGGAAGCCTCCATACGAATCATTCGCCCTGAACATATATCCCTCATCACGGTCTTCAATAAGTTTCCCAAGCCAAGAGGGAAACTCATGCTTGATTCGTGCAATCTGTCTATCTTTCAAGGTAGGATAATCTTCACTAAACAGACCAATTGGTACATTTTTGATGTTGTACTTTGTGCTGTAATATATCCCAAGACCAAGTGCGATCCATCTCAAAAAATACGACTTTCCGCCATGCGCGGCTCCTCCGTAGAGTAGATACTTACACTGATTGTCAAAGAGCGTTTTGTACGCCTCTATTTGGCGTACGTTTTTTTCAAACCCTGCTAGCTTGTAAAATGATTGTTTCATTTTTTCGGCATATCAAGAACGATCTGCAATTTCTCTCCATCTCCTCCTGTATGTTCGCTTCGCACTGCAAACTCATCCTTGTATTTTCGCTCAAGCCACCATGCGGAAGCTTGCCATGATTTTTTACTGGCAAAATCAATATTTTTGATATGTCGTCTTTTATTTTTTGATTCTGCTTTTTTTAATGACTCTATAAAGTCTTGTTTCTGTACGTCAGAAAGGGGACTAGGATGATCTTTGCTGTCGGATTTCCATTGATAAAAAGTAGATTCACCAATACCAGATAAAATAGCGGCGTCCTTTTGGGATAGGCCCTCTGATATGTACTTGCAGATTTCTTTTACTCTTTCGCGAGAATACTTCATAAAAAAAGTCACCTTGATAATCTCGGTGACTTCTGATTCTCACGCGTATGCCAGCTATATTGTCTTGTAGTTATATTATATGATTTTATTGGTCTTTATTCAATTATCTCTTTAAATTCAAATAATAAGGACTCTCATCATCAATCATCTGATCAACGATTCGTTTCATCTCTTTTATATCATCAGGCCAGAATGATTTAATATTTTCAAAGTTGTTTATGAATATATCATCATCTCCTGCATAGTGACTAAATCCATCATGACCATAGTCATCATCGCGCCCTGACCCTATGAGCTTCACATTCAGCTTCTCGTGATTGATATATGTCCGTATCGTCTCAAATCCACGATATAGAAGAAATGGTGTAATTTAATACACAAATGGTATTTTCCCTTCAAGTGAGAGACCACAGGCAATGTCAAGTGCTGATTGCTCAGCAGCTCCGGTGTTGATAAACCTCCGTTCATAACATCGCTGTATTGAGTCAAATCCACCATATCCCAAGTCAATAGATATTACCCAGATATCTTCATTCTTACTCATCTTGTTATGTAAGTATGTAAAGAAATCACGTCTCATACGTTTTTTTTAACTGATTATATTCTCCATCACTCAATACCGCATAATGTGCTTTTAGTCCGGATAGAAATAAGAAGCCCGGAGAATCTGTTTTATGTATTTTTACATCGCATGTGCTTTCAATGATTGTAGTCAAGGGAATTATGGACTTCATCATGATCTTTCGATATGCGCCCCATGAGTTGTAATTTATATGAATTACCATGTTGCTTATTTTGTTTTGCTGTATTACATTGAATGATTCAAATACTGACCCTTCAGCACATTCCCCATCAGATAGCAGGACGTGTACCTTTCTTGATCTGTCTGAGATCGCCATTCCTGTTGCAATTCCGATTCCATGACCAAGAGATCCAGTAGAACAATATATATCATGTTTTAGATTCCTGTTAGGGTGCACTCCGTAAGTATCAAAAAGCATCTCAGCATCAATGCCTAAGTATTTTTCTATTACAACGTATAGAGCAAGCCCTGCATGACCGCTTGATAGGATAAATGGCTCATTGGGTTTTTTGTCTGCATACACACGGTCTATAATATCTACCGCAGTCAGACACGATCCGATGTGGCTCAATTTCTTTTTATACGATATGTCAATTATCCTTTGCTTTAATGTGTTCATATGTTTTAAAAATTCCTTCTTCAAGTGTGGTCATAGGTCGCCAGTTTAGCTCCCTAAGTCTTCTGTTATCTGACACCCACACATCACTATCTTGTATCTTTCTTTCATTACTTATCGTGAATGAATCACTTATTAGATTTGCAATGTCAAAATTTGATTTCATCTCTCCCGACCCTATATTGAATGTTCTGTGAGGGAGTGATCCTGCGTTCTCAACAAGCTTCATCACGCCATTTATGAAATCATCAATATATATCCAATCATGATTTCCTTGTATCACTGTGCTTACATTTGCCTGCATGTCGTTTCTGATGAGTGTCGGAATGAAACGGAAGTCAGCCTCGCCTGGGCCATATACAGAGAATGGGCGCACATTGACGATTACCTTTTTATATTTCTTTCTAAAGTGCCGGCATAAATACTCAGCCCCTGCCTTTGTTGCGGCATACAACGTATCCGGCTTCAATCGATGATATTCTCGCATTCTTCTATATGTCTTGCCATATACTGACGAGGTGGAGAAATTGACAAAGAGGACATATGGAAGATTTAATGTTGCCTGAATAAGATTATATGTGTTTATATAATTGGCCTGCACCATCTCATCCTCATCGCTCTGATTTGACATATTGCCATATGAGGCAAGGTGAAAAATATATTGCGGATTTATTGATCCCATGTATCCTAAAAGATATTCTTTTGATTTCAGATTTTCATGAGGGATTCGAACGACATCAAATCCTTCTGATTTCAATCTCCTTACTAGGTGACTTCCGATAAATCCTGATGAACCTGTTACCACTGCCTTTTTCATGTTCCTTGGGTTGTATTAGTAACAATAGTGCCATTTGCAACATTTAAGGTATATCCACATCCACAAAGGACAGAATATTCTTTAGAGTTTATGATGGTCGTTCCATGATGAAAACGAAGTACGATAAATTCGCCACTTTCGGTAAGTCTTCCAAGAACAGGCTTTTTATCCCGACAGATGGGGCAGGTTATGAGAGTTCCTGAGTTCATTTGAGGATATATGAACTACTAATGAAGGACAGAGAAAATATATTATAAAGTGGATGTTTTTTTGTATTCACTTAATTCATGGTTCAGCTCTGCATCTCTATTATACCATCATGATAGGGTGATTTCACGAGTATGTTCATTCTTGTGGGTTATTTCTAGGTGAATATTATATTTACTCATATCTACTATTTTTTTAAGCGTTTCAATACAAACACGCTTAAGCGTGTCTATTGACTGGTGCTGCCTCAGACCAGGATGAGAGGAATCAAGCGCATCTGCAAGATTTTGCACGTCATACTGTAAGTAATATTTGTACATAGTGCTAATGCTATGTCCTGATATCTTTGCAATCTGCGGAAGCGTCGCCTCTCCGCCACCCAAAGCACAAAGCGTATCAAACGAATAGCGGAAATTATATGCAGTAATTGATTCATTCATTTTTAACTTATTGAGTCTCTTTTTCAGCTCTAGATTTATTGTCGCTGGTTTTAGCTTTCCGCGTGATGATCCGAAAATATATTCATTATCGTATCTTTCTAGCTGATCAAACATCTTTGACACAAATTCAGGAAGAGGAACGATTCTTTTTTTTCCTGTTTTATTTCTGTATACGGAGAGATGTGTTCCGTGGTAATTACTCCAGGTAAGACAACACACATCGTCAGGAGGCATACCCGAAAATCTGAGAAGCTGAAATATTGTTTTAAACTTGTGGTTATATGCAAGCTCGTACTCCGAATGCTTTACGCATCCTGGCTTTGATACATAGCACTCAGCAATAGCCTTCATCTGTATGTCAGTCATGATAATCTTCTCTTTTTTTGACTCCACATTTCTGTACCCTCTAAAATCTGCAAGAAGATTGTATTCAAAGTACCGATCCATATACTTTGCCACCTGAATATATTTGTTAAGGGTTGACTTTGATATTTTTCTTCCGTCTCGGCCTTCTACTCTCAACGTATATAGAATATTACGCATTATCTTGCTATCAACCCTATTATTTGAAAAATACGGCAAAAAGTACCGTGAGGCACTTTTAATAAAAGAAGTGGGTGAAACATGGTACTCATCTTTCAGGAATATATTGAATTTACTATAAAATTCAACAAAATTAAATGTCATTTTTACGGTTCGAGTTTAACAGAATACAGATCGAAAAATAGTAACTTTGAATGCTATATATGTAAGAAATGTGTATATACCGTAAATGTGGATTGACAGACGCGGAATTATCTGATATAGTTTAGTCAGCATTGATAATTAGTCTGCGTGTTTAGAGCTGTAGAAGAGATAAAAGCTCATTTTACTTCTGGAAAGTCGCGGGTATGAATCCCCTTGGGGTCACACTCACGAAAGACTTTCCTTTAGGTAAAAGGGAAGTCTTTTTTTTACTTCATAACTCTTCGCGCAAACATATAAAAATAATATGAATTTGCGAAATTATACCACAGAAAAATTCAAAATCTCACAGGCCACCAACACATCCTTCAATCGCCTATTTTCTTCTATAAAAAATCAAATTACTGCTGATATTGCCGTTCGTCTCCATAGACGTGGTTTGGGTTGGACAGATATTGCAGACATTGTGAAGGTTCATCAGAAAAACTTATCACGACATATTACTCGTTATTCAACTGAAAAATAACATAAGCCCTGTATCAATCATTATTCTAGCCATAACGATCACTTCATATATTTACGTCTGTCTTGACAAGATAGAAGATACATTCAAAAGGAATGATAAAGGTCAGTTTGTCTCAGAAAATATGACATATACGCAGTTTAGAAGTTTACAAGGATTAAGGGGGTGATCGAATATGAGAAAGATAAAAAATAAGATTAAATCTACAAAGGAATATTTCATCGGATTTTTAGTAGGAGGAATATTTGTAGGAATATTTGGAATATCTTTGTATGTCAAGCCACGCGCTAAAGCGTATGCAAATGCCCTAAGAGTTGCACATGAGGACTATAGGGAGCTTGAAGGATTTCATGTAGACAAAATCCAGAAAGAGGGAGCGTTTACGGTGTCTATAAAAAAATAAGCACTCTCTTGGAAAGAATGCTTATATTAGAAATTTCAGAAAAATGTATGACAAATATAACAGATTTTAAGAAAAAAATCAACACCGAGATTGAGGCAGGCATTGATATTGCCTACGAGATGATGAAGGCTGATGATCCACTCGATAAGGTCATTATGATAAACAGCATCGCATCATGCTTCAAAAACATCAGATATGTGTTTAATGATTTAGAAATTCAGGCGGGAAAAAATATACCAGCCGAATCATAGATTATATGAACATTAAAGACTTGAATAGTTACCTTAACTTTCTAAAAAATCAGAAAAAAGAGCTTGATGTTATTGAGGAGAAAATAAATGACCTATGGAATGGTATCGATGCGTGGGAAGAAAAAATGAAAAAGCATGTTAGCAATTTGAAGAAATTACATGAAAACATCTGAATCAATTGTAAAAATAACCGAAGCATTTTTAAGCGCTCAGAAAAAGATTAACTCTGCAATCAAAGATGCTAAAAATCCACATTTCGGGAATACCTTTGCATCTCACAAGGCAGTGATTGACGCATGTAAGCAGAAGCTCAATAATGAGGGAATATCAATCTTACAGCCAATTGATGGCATGTATGTGGAGACTGTTCTCATTCACATATCGGGAGAATGGTTTTCGAGTAGTACTCCTATTGTGTCAAAAGATGATCAAAATCCTCAAGCGCTTGGCTCGGCAATAACATACGCAAAAAGATATGGGCTTCAAAGTATGGTGCTGTTGCCCGCAGAAGATGACGACGGAGCGCAAGCATCAAAGCCATCGACAAAAAGTGGAGTACCACAAAAAACATCTACTGGACTTTCAAAAGATTGTCAGGAGCAAGGTTGCTCCATAAAGGGGCTATCCGATCAAGTTGTCGAGGAAAGTAATAAGCTTTTTGGAAAAACATATTGTTTTAACTGTAGAAAAAAATATCAGAAGGGAGATATTGTATGAAAGAGATTAAATCATATAAGTGCGATAGGTGCGATAAAGGAATATCTCGCGCCATGTGGTTTAACGGTGTGCGTATTCGAGGAGAGGCGCTTTGTATCCCCTGTCAGATAGTAAAAAATGAGGAGACAATGACGGAAAAGATGTATTCGATACGAAACAAAGAGATGATGATTAAGTTTCATGTTAGCAAAGAGGAGTTAGATAGATCACGAAGTATTAACAATTAGTTCTGCAAGCTTAAAGCCCCTTAGGCTGACGATTAAGGGGCAAAGTTCTACCGCGTGGGGACGACGGTAGAACTTTAGAAATTAGGCTTGTCGCTTGTAAGTCTCGGATTAGTTATTCAAATAATTGAATTGCTCATCTGAGAATTGTAGGCGACAAGTATTTATAGATATGGCACGCAAACGAATGCTTGATCCTACAATTTGGGCAGATGAAGACTTTGGCACTTTAACATATCAGGCGATGGTCATGTATATCGGCATTATGAGTAATGCTGACGATGAGGGTAGACTTCCTGGGAATGCTCTCTACCTCTCTTCTATTGTTTATCCTTGGAAAGAACTTAATAAAAAAGACTCATTGAAAATAAGAAACGAAATACTAAGAAAAATGAAATCAGTGCTTTTGTACGAGGTTGATGGCAAGGAATACATACAATTGAAGAACTGGACGAAGTGTCAGAAGATAAATAGACCGTCAGAAAGCAAATATCCACCATTCACTGAACGTTCAGTGAATGATCATGGAACGTTCACTCCTAATAGAATAGAAATGAATGGAATAGAAGAGAATAGAATAGAAAAGAATAATGGGAATTTTTCAAATTCACCATTGAGCGAAGCTTTGAACAAAAAAAAGAAAGATCTGGAGATGAAACCTACAAGAACTGGCATCACAAAAGAATGGCAGGATAAGGCATTTAGGCACGCGGAATACCTAAAAATATCGCTATCAGAAGATCTGAAAAAACGATGGCTTTCCTTTTATAAGAAAAATCCTGGAACAAAAACCGATGCAACTGTCTCTTATTTAACAGATTATGAGCCCTTTTTACGGCTTTCAAGTGACGAGGCAAAGGTTAAATATTATTTTGCCGTATTTTACAAACGCATATGAAAATCATATTACCTATTATTATCGCGCTTCTTTTTAGCACTGCAAATATTGTATTTGCATCCCAAATTGGAGTATACGAGATAAAGGGAGATTACGAGATAGTGGAAAAGATTGAAGAGCGCTTGAGTACTCCTGAACTTACGGAGAAAAAAGTATACTCACAATCTGAAATTCATGATCTTATATGTGATGTGTTTGGTGATGAGTGTGATATTGCAGTAGCGATAGCTAAGGCTGAAAGTGGATTGAGATGCGACCGAAGATCGTATAAGGCAAATACGAATGGCACGTATGATCATGGTCTTTTCCAGATCAATGACACACACAGGAGTAGGTATCCACATGCGGATTTTTATGACTGTAAGACAAGTATACGAATCGCAAAAGATATTCGTGAGTCATGGAAAGGATATCATGCGTGGAGCGTGTACAACAATAAAAGTTATTTGAAATTCTTATGACACAAGAACAGAGAATACTTTCAATATTGAAAAGACATCCGGAAGGCATACATCCTTCTACACTAGCTTTTGAGGCAAAGATCACTCAATATAATGCGCGGATAAATGGTCTCAGAGCTGAATTTGGGTGTGAGTGCAAAAACGGATATAGATGTTCTGGTCAGAGACATATAGTTAATGAGCGTCAAGATGACGGTACTACAAAGTTCTTTTATATACGAAGTGGCTCCGATATTGATTGGGAGAGCATGAGAAAAGAGACTGTTTCGAAAATAAATGAAGATGAGGATGTGGAAAGTTCATTATTTGATTTCTAAATATGAATATAAATATTATCGCAACCGTACAAAATGGAAAAACAAAGCTCACTCCATATCAAAAAAATAAGGTGCGCGATGTATTGAGTCGTAATGAGGGGAAAAATGTACAAATAACAATTGGAGACATCGGTAATAAAAGATCAAATAATCAGAATGCGTATTATTGGGGATGCGTGTTGAAGCTCGTTGCTGAGCATACCGGATATTCTGAAAATGAGCTTCATGAGGTGTTTAAAAATATGTTTCTGCCAAAGAAGTTTGTAACGATTAACGATAGAGAGTTTGAAATAACAAAAAGTACCACGCAAGTAAAAACCACGGAATTTGAAGAGTATGTCGAAAGAATACGTGAGTACGCAGGATCGGAATTACAAGTGGCTATACCATTACCTAACGAATGAAATACTCAACAGACATACTAATAGCGCTTCTTGCTCTTATTATTGCTCTGATTATGTTTACGTATGCATTATTGACGTTTAAATTTAAAAATCTATGAAAACACAAGAAGGAATACTCGTGAAAGGTGATCCAAAAGGAATAATAAAAGGAGATGTGATATGTACAGATGATTCAGTTGTTATCTTGACAGACGAAGGTAATGTTAAGGGTGGTAGCTTCTCCTCA